TTAATGAGTTAACTGGTGTTCCTGTAAGATTTCTTTTTGCTTTCTACCACGTAAGGTAATGTAATTGTTTTTGAACCAAGACCATATAGCAGCTCCGAATACTAGTATAGTTGAAGTGATTTCATACCAAATTGTTTCATTACCTGGGATAGGATTAAGATCAAAAGTAACTAAGATTTGATTGATTAACGCTATAAACAATACTAAAGTGCGCGTGACGGTTGCTTTATCCATACAAATCACCCCATTTAAAATTTTGCTAAAAGCAAAGCAATTGCTCCGCTTATTATTCCTGTAATAACTGCGGTAACAATTGCTTTAGTAATCATACGTCTTATCCATTTCGTATCATCTTGTATAGATGCTAGAGTTGACTGTAAATTAACGATCTTTTCGTCTTGTTTAGCATCATTCATTTGTAATCTATTAACATCATCTTTTATGTTTTTTATATCGTTTCGAATTTCCAAAATATCCTGCTGTGTTTTGTCCATAGGCTCCACCTCTTTATTTAGCATTCTTACATCCTATCCTCATTGCTTATTATTGAAAATTTATAAATTCATAAACAACAAGTAACAGGTAATAAGGAAGACAGTTGGGTAAATTATAGAGATTATTTTGTTGGGGGCCTTTAACAAAGACAGTATAACAACCACAACTACCGAAACAACAAAAGGGATACCCAAGATTTTTAACATTCCAACCAATAAAGCATCCATTGACGAACTTAGTGGACTCCAATCTATTTGCCTTTAGCACCGCTGCTTTTCTTTATCGGCTGGAACATACAAGTTTTTATCCATAAAAAATAACGCTTATTCAGCGTTGTATTTAATAGCTTTATTGATCATTAGATACAAAAGATTCCACCAAAATAAAATGTAATTCAGCTTCTTTTCCTGATAGCTCCTTATCAAAATCATTTACCAATCTTTCCACTGTTTGGCTGGCAGATTCAAGATTTTTATCATCTAATATATAATACTCATCAAATAGTTCTCTATGTTGTTTATTAAACCCATATGGATCACTAATCTCAATACCACCGGACTCGTTTTTTATGAGTTCTCCATTGATATCTGTGTTAGCATATTCTTTTAATAACGTAATTTCTTCTTCAGCAATACTCTCATATTTTTCATTAAATGATTTTACAACTCTCATTCGATGAAGATTTTCTTTTCCTTTAGCTGAAATTGTATTCTGTAAGAATTCTGCAGCATCTTTTAAGTGTTTATTCTGTATTTTGATCAACATACTTTAATCCTCCCTTTAAGTACATTTTATAAATAGTCGATAGACCATCCAAGCCCATTGGGTTCTTTTAATACATGTACATACCGATTTATATCTGGTAATAAATACAGTAATACTTTTTCATAACCAGAATCAGTTTCTCCTTTCAGAACTGGTTCTATTAAACCTTCCTTTTCATTAGTACTTTCAATATATAGTGGTATTAAATCGGCAGGCATAGGATGTTCTAAATTTGTTCTATAACGCCTGCCTTCAATGTTATCTTTGTACATGTAATCCCTGTACTCTTCCTCTTCATATTTAAATATATACGTCACTTCTCTTGTAAATTTAAATTCAGTCATAATTGTATTCTCCCATCAATTCTTAACTATTTGCATTTGTTACATATATAACTTATTTTTTCATTTTATTTTTTTTCTAATTTTAAAGATAATTCTTGAATAGCTCTAATTATAGGAGCTATAAACTGTTCATACTTAACTCCGTAATAGCCATCTTCCCCTAGTGCTACTACATCCTCTTTCTGATAATCTATTTTTAAATCAGCGAATACCTCTATTAGTTGTTGCGCCAAAACTCCATATTTAGTCGGTTCAAATTCTAAACGAGGGTTTGTTTTCTTTAGGTTATATGTTTTAGTCTCGATTCTTTTAATAAAGTCCAAGCCTAAATGGTTATCTTTAATATTTTCTTTAAGTCTTTCATCTGAAGATATATCTGGTCCATTTGTTAGATATATCTGGCTAAACCTCCACCCTCCAGGTTTACCTAAAGCCCAAGAATCACTAGAATGAGTTCCACGTAAATGTAAAAAGCTACCTCCATCGTACCTAGTTTCCATTGTAAAACCTTGGTTCCTATATGATTGGGAAGCATTACGGAATCTTATATAACCATTATTTGAATGAATTTCTCTTATATTAGCAGAGTCAAACTCATTCATTGAATGACCTAAAGAATAACTGTGTCTGCTTGTATTCATTGGATGTATAAGAACATTATTAGTGGATAAATCAAATCTCAATCCTTTACTATAGCTAACAGAATAATCTCTGATGTGAAAATATTTACCAACAACCGAATTACCTATACCATCTGCATTCATACGTGCATTGGTGTTTGATATAAAACCAGTAAACCAATCACCGTCTGTCGCATTAAGTCCACCTCCGTCTGTTCTAGCATTTGTCCCCATATATACATAAGGAAACCGGTTATTAATAGAAGTTCCTACTCCAACACCAGCATTTCTATAATAGGAAGTAGATGGGTCGTCTTTTACATAAAACATACGATTACCTCCATCATTAAATATAATGTCCGCTCCACCACCCAAGGTAAATTTAGCATTTCCCATCCTAAGACTTCCTGTATTCAAATTTAAATCCATATTGTTATTACTACTCAATAATCTTCCAGCTCGAACGGTTCCTAAGTCAGCTGAAATGGACGATAATCTAGAGACATTAATCTTATCCGCATTGATACTAGCTATTTTTGCACTTGTAACAGCTAAATCTTCAATCTGTGCCTCACCGATAATTGCTTTGGCTAACTTTCCTCTTTCAATTGCTCCATTAGCAATATGAGCATTCTGAATAACCCCGTTATTAATTAATGTGGTACCGTCAAGGTGTATAAGATTACCTTTAATTTTTACTCCTTCTTGACTGAGGTTAATTTGTGAAACTATATTATCTACGTCTACTTTCAAATCTATTTCAGTAGCTAATTGATTAATAGTCGATTCTGCTTGATTCATTCGATTCTGATTATCAGTTACATCAAATTCAATACTAGATACTGTCGTTTCTATACCTTCTGCCAATTGTTGGACATCACTAATAGACTGCCTAAGAATGCCAGTCTCATTGTTAAATATTGTTTGCTCTACTCTATTTCGAATTTCTATTTCATTTTGTTCAATGAGTGAAGAATGTTGCTCTAAATCTTGTATAACACCATTATAATCTGTTTCGTATTTCGTCAGGCTCACTTTATTACTTATCATATTGTCAATGTCGGATATCGTATAAACATCATTGATATTTACTTTATCTACTAGTTGACCTTCTACATATTCCAGTTCATTCGATAAGCTGCTTACGTCCTCCATTATCTCATCACGTGTATCACTAATTTCACTATCCGTATATTGTTTTGCTTGCTGGTTAATAAGATTTTTAGCTTCTTGAGATATCTGTTTAAAACTTACCCCATCTGTACCGATAATATCGCTAATATTATGGAGTTCACGCATCCTTTCTGCTAGTTCTTCACCAAATAATATATCTTCACTAATCACCCGATGCGTATTTGCTTCAACTTGCTCTGACCATTCACTAGCAGTACCATGATGATTGATAGCTCGAACATAATAGTACCATTTCTGATCTGTCTCAACTATATGAGAAAAAGCGGAAACATTTCCTTTCCATAATAAATGTTGAGAGTCTGGTTCAAATTCTTTTACTTGTGAGCCGTATACCTCATAAGCGTCAACGTATATTTCATCTGTATAATCCCAGTATATTTGAATGGTTTTAAATGCTCCATAAGCTTCCACATTCGTTGGAGGTGATGGTTTTTTATCTGGATAGCTATCTTTGGAGATAGTACCAACACTTTCCCACTTTTCTCGATTTCTATCTATATCTTCAATAACTTTATCAATTCTGTCATCGTATAAATTTAAAAATTGTCCCATTTCAACTTGAACTGTATCAGAAGGACTGAGAACATCGTATTCCATAGCAATGATTCTTGTTTGTATTTCAATTGGTCTTGCAAAATTACGATCAATACATATTGCTGTATCGCCCAATTGGAACCGTTCATTCGCAGTGTCTACAATAAGTTGATAATTTACTTCTGGTTGTTGGGCTAGTATCAGTGCTTCCCATGTTTTTTCTAGCAATTCCTCAGGACTCTCAATTTGAGTATCTTTAAAAATACCTTGTCTATGCATCAATGTACCATCTTTATTTATACCGTACTCACTAAGAGCGTTCGGGTCACCGATCCACTTTTGACCTATTGGTTTATCAACAGGATTACCATATTCTACTTTCCATTCTACAGTAGAAAAGTCAATGATCTTTTCATCTACGGTTCCTCCTTGTCCAAAGAGTGCCGTTTTCGGATAGCTAATAATTGTCCGCTTCACATTGGTAGCATTGTAATCTATTTCAAACCTTAGCCCATTATCTTCACCTAAGCGATGCTGAAACGATACGGTTCTAATAATCTTATTATTGTCATCAATACTTATAGTATCTTTAAATTCAATTCCCCATGTAGTAGTAATCATCAACATAGCTTCTAAAGAAGATTGATATTCAATGTCTAAATTAGCATTGGTATCGACAGAATCAACTTGGAACTGCCATCTTGTTCTTTCCAATACTTTTTCAAGTGCTACAGCAAGTGGCTGATTTTTTAGATTCAACTTTTCTATAATATGTTCATTTAGTTCCATTAACGCTGAAGTACACGTCGCAGTAGTAATAGAGACCCCCATATCTGTAGTATCATCTATCTCTTTAATCGTAAATAAACGATAGTCACCGCTCCGATCACGAAATATGACTTGATTTTCCTCTTTTATATGTTTCGTTATGTCTTCGTTCGCCTCAACTTCAAATTGAAACGGTGTATCCGGGATTTGATTGACTTCCTCTCTGAAACGGGTTTGAAGTAAACCGGTATCTTCTGAAATAATAGTTTTTAAATGATCATCTTGATCAAAAATGAATAATTCACTCATAGATTCCCTCCTTTCTATGAATAATCTTTTTTATTATAAATTAAAGTACAACCGTGGCTTGTAATAATTTCCGTATCTCCAGGTATTAATTGCTGAAAGCTCGATTGTAAACTAACAGTTTTTCTTAAGTCATGTTGACTATTCAGTAAAACTTTTCTTTTATCGTATTCTATGAACAATTGATCTCCTTCAATAAATTCATAATTTAAATAAATATAAAGTCCCTTACTTTCATTAAATGAAAAATAACTTACATTTTCAGTAAAATTCACCTTGATCTCCCAAGATGTTGGCTCTATTGACTCAATAGAATATGATTCACTATCCCGATTAATATCTGTCTCTACACGCTCGAAATATTTCGCAGGATCTGTACACAAAAAGATTAAACTTCCTTCTATTGAATTCGAGTCCTCTTCTGGTATATCTGCTTCTTTAAATGTTGCAAGATAATAGGCATTTTCATCAGTAAACCTTAACTTTCTTTTTTGACCTTGTAAAAGAGTATAGAGTCGGTGGAATCTATTACGAAATCCTGAATTTGTTTTATCTTCCAATAGAAACTTCACTACTATCTCTCTTGGTTCATATTTAAAATCTCCTTCTCTTAAACCATGCATTCCTAAATACTCATTTGTTACTATAGACTTTGAAGGCAGATTTCTTCCTGAAATAGAAGTAGTTATAAACCTTCCTTGTGTATCTGACAATAGATTATCTATATTCATGTCATTATAGGTGGTTTGTAGAGAAGAGGAGCCTATAAATGGCTCCTCTCTTGGAGATGTATCCGTAAATAAATACATATACTTTCCCCCTTTTTATACTCTTCTAGTACGAAAAGCTTTTCTTTCTTGTACATGTGAGATGTCTTCCACAAAAGATTGAAAATCGCTATTTCCAATTCTTAGATTGATATAGGCTGGTTGATTAGATTGTTCGACATTGGACTGTACTGCTACGCTTTGAGGATTAGAAAATTGATGTACGCTATTTACTTCTCCTGCTAAATCCAAATTCGGACTCATCTCTGCATGAAATGCCTTTGTTGCACCGTTTGTTACATTCACCATTGCTTTACTTAGCTTCCCTGACATTTGGTTCACTCCAACAATAAAGCCTTCCATTGTGTCATCACCAATCCCCATAAATAACCTTGATGGAGATTTTATGCCTAAGAAACTTAGTACACCGTTTACTGCATCCTTGGCTGCTTGAACAGCAGAACTAACCAAATCTTTCGCCTTATCTTTTATACCTGTAATCATTCCAGAGATAAGATCCTTACCCGCTGTTACAAACCTACCTGCTGCTTCTTTCACACCCTCTATTGCTTTAAATACCATATCTTTTCCAGCTGTAGCTAGTCCGGACACCTTTTCAGCAATTCCGCTTAACACTCGAGCAACTAAATCTCTACCGATAGATAACAGTTGAACGAGTAGGCTACCAATTCCTTTTAATAGCGATAGTACGATTTGTACACCAGCACTTAACAGTTGTGGCAGCATCGATATAATTGTTTTCGCTAATTGCATAATTAATTGTATTCCCGTACTAATTAAGGACGGCAGTACTTGTAATATACCTTGTATTAAAGACATTAACAGTTGAATACCCGTTTGAATCAAACCAGGTAATAACTGGATTACCGTATTAACAAGTGATGTTATAAGTTGCATACCAACATTTAATAATTGTGGTATGACAGTAATTATCCCGTTTATTAATGAGGTTAATATACTTATCCCCGCTTCGATAATCATTGGCAGACTTTCGACAATTAAATTTATAAAGGTGGTTACAATTGTTAAAATAGTTTCAACAATCATTGGTAAGGCTATCAATAAACCATTGATAATCGCAGTTATTAATTGTATTCCCATATCTAAAATCATAGGAAGATATAAAATAATTGTTTCAGTAATAGTTGTTATTAACGTAATTATCGTCGTAATTACTAACGGCAACATCATCACAACAGAATCAATAAGTGATGTTACAATCCCTGAAAATACTTCAATTAGTAAAGGAAGCATGGTTGTAAATGTACCTAAAATGGTCTGAATTAAGCTCGTCACCATCTCTATTAATAAAGGTGCTTGTTGAATTACACCAGTAATAAAACCTTGTAAAAAACTTATTCCTGTTTCTAGCATTACTGGGAGCATAGTAGTTAAAGTAGTAACAATGGTAGAAATAATACCTGATATGTCAATATTACTTATGGAATCTACCGCACCTGTAAATACCGACTGAATAGCCGCCCATGCAGAATCAATCGCTCCTCGAACCGTTTCATTCGTTTGATATAATTGCAAAAGAACACCTATTAATCCAGCTATCACAGAAACAATCGTAAGAATAGGATTTGCTTTTAATATCCCCCACAACTTCTTCCCAGTAGATTGAATTGAATTGAATGCAGTAGGAAGACTCTTTGCCACATCTTGCATTGACTGAATCGCGGCAGTAGTATTATCAACAGCACCAACCAATCCTGTGAACATCCCTGTGAAACTTTGAACTGTGTCAGATTGTAGATAATCCTGTAATTGCTTAAACGGACCAATTCCTCCGGTCACTGTACTTAATTGATCAACTAGTCCTTTTACTGAATTCCCAGTATCAATAAGTTGATTACCTAGCGCACCAACTTCGTCAGACATATTTTTGAATTGATTCACATAACTTTTTACTCCGGTTATTTCCAAATAATGTTCTACAGATAAACTATTGGACATTTATTCCACCTCCTCCCTTTTATTAACTCTCTCAGCTACCATAGCCATTTTCTTTTCCTCTATGGTGACATCTTTATGATTTATACCAACCTTCTTTAATCGTTTTTCATAATTAAAGAAATCATTAAACGCTTTATACACATATTCCTGTTTCGGATTTTTAGAGGATCCTTTGGTTCGTTTGGCTTTAACCTGATGATTTAACCATGCTTGAAGGTGCATATCGTACTCTTTATCTACTCTAGTTAAATAATACGACCGCATTCTAAGTGTATATTCATACATCGTTAAACAGTCAATATCTTCCAACGATGTAAAACCAAGATATCGAAAACAATTAATAATAATTGTTTCATACGTAGTTCTTGATGTTTCCCTTACTTGGTTTTTACCGCTTTTTCCTGAAAGTCTTTGAGTGTGTCTTTGACCATTACCGACTTCCCCATTTCATCCAATAATTCAGTAAATAATGTAGATAATCCATCATGTATTTCTGCATATTCTTCAATAGCTGATTCAATTTTTGATTGTTTAGGAGTATTGGTGTGATGTGAAATCCCAGCTTTAATAACTTCTACCAAAGCAGTTGGATTTTTTTGTACTAAATTAATATAAGCTAAGTTTACTCCCATTCCGAACTCTAACCCTTGATAGTCAACTTTATATACTTCATCTAGTTGTCTAATAAATTTTATACCAAATTTCAATGCATATTCTTTGTTATTAACTTTAAATTCCATACAAAATACCACCTTTTACAAGATTTAGAGAGCACGTATTGTGCTCTCATTTATTTATTATTCATTTACTGGTGCTTCTTCTACTACAGTATCTTGAAATACGTACTGAACTGCTTCTTCTTGCTCAGTAGTTAATGTTGCCATCCCAACTTGAGGTTCTAATTCTACTATGAAGTTACTCGATACTGTTGCTTGTTCTTCAGCATTCGCAGCACTCTCCCAGGAATCTAAGTATCCCTGAGCATAAACAGCTGGATATTTATCTCCCTCTTTTAGTGATTCATCTACGGTTACTTCCCATAACTCAATTTTTTCACCTTTCTTCACTGCATGTTCTAACATTTCTCGTACTGGATCATCTTTAGACTGGATTGCTTCAATACTTACTTCAGATTCTAGTTCTCCAACTTTTACAATCGTTCCATCTTTCGTGATAATACGATCAAGTGCACGGGAGTACGAAAATGTATGTTCCGTTTGAAACACTAGCTTCGCAGCCTCATTTGTACTTTCATTTAATAAACGAAATAATAAAACCTTGTTTTTTCCTTGTAACATCTCTGCCATCTAAAATTCCTCCTATAAACATCTAATTTTTGAAGAGAAAACTAATGTTTTGTTGTCTCCCTTCATCCTATAGGTGGGCTTGTATGTCTTTCGTACGACAAGCCACTTTCTTCTTTGCTCGTTGAATAAATTGTTGCACGGAAGATTTCGCAATGTTAAGTTCCTCCGATATTTCCCCCATACTCCATCCTTGTGCCATATGCAGCAAGTAGCACTGTCTTTCTCGAGCAGATAACACCAACAATATCTCCGTAATCATGATTTTTTCATTTTCCGTAAGCTTTCTTTCCGTCGGTTCTATATCTAACGATGGTAATAAATCCATATCGTAAATAACTCTACGCTGATATGCTGAACGTTTATCTACTCCCCCATAGCTGTCAGGTTCTCGTCCAGTATGCATCCAATTCATGGCATAGGACATATCTTTAATCATTTCATCAATTACTTTGATATCTTTTTCTTCCATTTCAACTTCTGGATCTAATCTTTTCTTCATATCCTCTAATGCTTTTTTTCCATATTCGTACTCTGCTAATAAATTATCTACCCAATTTTTATCTTCAAGTTTTCGTCCCATTAGAATAAACCCTCCTTTAAAATAAAAAAGGACATGAGCAACGTAAGTTACGTTATCTCATGTCCTCCAGTTAGCTGGTAGCACAAATTCCTATTTAAACTCTTCACCCTCATCGAAACGAACACGTTTTACTTCTCCTTGATGAGTAATGATTTTTGTCTCTCCATGATCCGGCAAATACGACATCTTTGTTTTTCCTTTTGAGTAGACAATAATAAAAGGCTTGTCCTTCTCTTCGGTGGAATAAGGCAAATGATCTTCTCGAATGAGGATATCTTTTAATCGCATCTTTATCCTCCTCTCGTTATTTCCGTTTTAGAAATTATAAATTTATATTACATTTCTATTTTAAAAATGTCAACAGTTAAATTTCCAAAAAAGAAACAAATTAGCAGTTTAATAATTATTATGGTATAATTATTTCTAAATTAGAAAATATAGGTGGTATGAAATAATGGATATCGGAGATCGTATCATTCAATTACGCGAAGCAAAACGTTGGAGCCAAAAAGAATTAGCAAAAATAGCTCAAATCAATGTTAGTGTAATGAATCGAATTGAAGCAGGAGATAGACCAATTCGTGGGGAAGAACTAAGTCGATTTGCTTCAATATTTGAAGTATCTACTGACTTCTTATTAGGGCGAACAAATGAAATTAAGCAAAACACTAGCGACGAAAAACAATACTTCATTGAAAAAATTCAAGAAGATTTTCCAGAAGCTGATTTAATGTTTAATGATTTAGCAAGTTTTTCCTCGAAAGATCTCCAAGATGTTTATGACTACATCAGATTTAAAAAAAGTCAGAAAGAAAATAACGCATAA